TGGCGGACTTCCTGCCGAACAGCGCGTTGAGCGTTTCGAGGCATACAAGTCAGCCCTCAGCGCAATCCACACAAACACACTGACAGCCCACCGTCGTGGCGAACTTTCGTTCAGCCCAACAACAGGCATTACTAAGACCGCTTCTGTCGCTACACGCGCTGAAGAAACTTTGTCAGACCTATCAAAGGTTGTATCAGGCGATCAACTTGCTGCTGTGACATCTGCTCTTGCAGGTATCCAGGACGTAAGCAAGAACATCTCTCTTACATCACCACTTAACAACACCATCTCAGGAATCTCAGGTCTCGTACCTTACGACCTTGACCCAGTGCTTTCATTGCTCATCCCGAAGGAACTTTACCTTCGCAACAGCACAGCACGAATCAAGGCACAAGGACAGGCACTTGAATTCCGCCGCATCACTGGTCTTTCTAACGCCGGTGTTGGTGGAGTAGGAAACCTAAGTTCATTCTTCAACTCGAACACGGCTTCTACATCATTCAACGGTGTTACTCTTAACCGCCCAACACAAATTGTTTACGCTGCTGACAAGATTGTTAAGTCATTCGTTGAACAGGGTCTATCTGACAGCGTTTCACTTCAGGCTGAGTTTGCTGGACAGGGTTACACGGATCTTCGTCAACTCTCACACACATCACTCATCTGGTCACACTTCCTTGCAGAAGAGCGCAACATGATGAACTCATGCTCAACTGCTCTAAGCACAACCGGACTTACCTTTACTGCTGCTAACGATGCAACTGGACTTGGACTACCTGCAACTTCATCATCTGCTGTTGCTGTTACATTGTCATCTGCTTACGGTGAAACTGCTTCACTTTCAGCCGGTACAGTAACAAACGCAACTGCTGGTCAGGGTGTAAAAGTAACATTCACAGGAACTATTCCTGCTGGCTGTGTTGGAATCAACATTTACGTAACTGTTGGATCACAGGTTTACAAGACATCAACACCAAGCACTGCTTCTGGTGTTACTGCTCTTTCATACGCTGCAACTTCTGCAACAGTACCTTCAACAGATGGGTCATTCAACTCATACGCTGCTGGTGCTAACAGTGGAACTGGTTATGACGGATTCGTAAACACATTCCTCACACTTGGTGGATACCAGAACGCACTAAACGGAACAATCGCTTCGCAGTCAACTGCTGACGACTTCCTACAAAGTGCATTTGTTTCATTGTTTAACTCAACAATGGGTGATCCTGATGTTGTCATCACAACTGCTGCGGTTCGCCGTGCGCTTGCGAAGGCAATTCAGACATCTGCTTCAACATCTTCATACCGTCTTAACTACGAAACTGGCAAGGACGGAATTGTTCTTGGTTCACTCGTACAGGCTGTACAGAACCAGGCAACTGGAAAGATGGTTGACCTTGTAACTCACCGTTTCGCACCTGCTGGTGTTGCGTTGATTCACACGAAGCAACTTCCATTCCCGGACTCAGGTGTTGCACAAACTGTTGAGGCTCACAATGTCGTTGACAGTATGGTAATCGAATGGCCACAAATCGGCTTCAGTTACGACATCAGTTCCTACACCTACGGATCGCTTGCTTTCCGCGCTCCAGCATGGTCAGGAATTGTTACAGGAATCACTGGTTGATTTAACCAGAAATAAATCGCTAGGTGTTTACATCTAGCCATTGAGGTAGAGCGATGCAGGGAGTTCCCCTTCTCCCTGCGTTGCTCCCTCTTTCGATAAGGGAGAAATAAAATGAGACTCGTTGGATCCGATAGTGGATTGAAAGAAATCTCAATCAATGAAAGTACGCCCATTCCTCGACAAAAGGATGGCACGTTTCACGTTGATGAAGGCACAGGAAAAAATCTAGTTAAGACAGGCGATTTTGCTGTGGCAGGAATTACATTCAGAAATGCATCAGGATGGGTTTGCTCTAAATGCAAATTCGTTGGACTTTATCGTGACAAATGCGGTAAGTGTGGATGCACCGAACTAACACCAGAGGAAAACTAAATGTCAGTAATAGCACCGTTTGTTTACTCAGGTGGGATGGTGGAACCTTACGTTTCGCTAGAAGAAGTCAAGTTCAGTGCAACTGCTTCTGCTATTGACTTTTCTAACCTCATTGAAGATGCATCACAGTCCGTTCAAGATCGTGCTTTGTATGAGTTGATCATTCGTGCTTCTTCAAAAGCCGACAACTATACAATGGGGGTGTACGGATCACTTTGCGCCACCTCTAACACTGAGAATGGTCGCTATTACATGAACCGCTCTGGTCAAATTGTCATCAATCCCTACTTCACACCAATTCTTGAAGTTCAAAACTTCTCAGTTGGTTGGGGGCCAGGTGACGGACTTCAATCAATTACTCTTTCAAGTTCAAACTGCGCCATTGAGCGCACCCAGTTTTTAATTACTTCGCAATCAACTATGGGTCTTTACTTCGGCAATCTTGGAATTGTCGGAGGAAACATGCAGTCAGGAACAGAAGTATTCTGCCAATGGACGTATGTAAATGGATGGGCTAACACCTTTACCAACTCAACTTCGGCTCTTGGGGCAACTTCCGTCACTGTAAACAACGTGACTGGAATCTATCCAGGACAAAACCTAACCATTTGGGATGGTCAGCAAGATGAGTATGTTCAGGTTTCAACTTCTTGGGTTCCAGGAAACAAAACTTTGATCTTTACCAATCCGCTTAAATACAAGCATGGATCAGGTGTAAACATTTCCGCATTGCCCGCGACAATCAAGCAAGCAGTGATTCACTTTATTGTTGCTTTGATTAAAGAGCGAGGTCAGGGTGGACTCGTTCTAAATGAAATTGGCGAACCTTCTGCGGCAACTGGAAGAACAGTTGGATCAATGACTGACGAAGCACTTGCCTATGACCTACTAGACGAATTCAAGCAGATTTGGGGTCGTGCATAATGTCACGCGCCACAGTACGCCAGGCAATCGCAACGTACTTGACAAACGCTGGTGTTACAAATCTTTCAAGTGTCAGACAGTTTCCAGCAAAACTCACGCCAGAGGGAGACTTCTTTGAGGGTGAAGATCCTGGACATAGTTCGGGTGCAATTATTTTTCTTTACATTGAAAATCAGGTTGAAAACAGAATTGCTTTGGGTGGATCTCATAATGGTCGAAAGGCTATTGACTACACTTTTATTTTGGACTGCTACCTTCGATCAACACACAAGAAGTCTGAAGATGCAGGGTTTGACAATGAAGCCTTCTTAGATTCGCTTGTTACCGCAATCAGAGCAGATCGCAACGCTGGCGCGCCAGGAACAATCTTTCAATGGGGTGAAGGTGCAAATGGAGCGGCTGGTGGATCAGACATTGACATTACTTCGTATTACCCTCGCCAAATAAACGGCAAAGCAGCAGCAACTCAAGTCACTTCAATGGTTCGGGTTCACGTTGTTGAAATTATTGACCACTAAGGAGAATCATGTTTACATTTAATGGAACCGAATCTACGGTTTACAATGACATTTGCTACAAAGGATCTACACTTGTAGCAGAACCAGGTCAGTCTTATGACCTTGAATCCGCTCCAGACGAAAACTGGACAGGAAAAGGATCAGCGAAAGCCCCTGTAACACCGCCAGAAGCCCCTACAAAGGCCGATGACACAGAATCAATCTCAACCCCAACAACTAACTAAGGAGAGCCTAGAATGGCCTTTTTATCAGCCAATAGTTATTTCGGACTAGCACCGGAAACTACAAAAGGAACAGTGGCAACAACTGGTGCGATTTACGTTCCAGTTACCACTCCACAGACAACTCCAATGCAGACTTTCTTGCGTGATGAGGCGTTTCGAGGATCACCAACTGTCGTTTATGACCAAGTTCAGGGCGTTCGCCATGATGAGTATGACGGAAAGTTCTATCTTTACGCCGACACATTTGGAAACTTTGTTAAATCAATTCTTGGTGGAACTGACTCAGTAGTAACTGGATCTCCAGTTGCCGGACTCAACACCCATACAATGAAGTTGTTAAACAACGCCGCTATTGGTTCACAGCCACTTTCATACTCAATTCTTGACTTTGACGGTGCAAACTACTTCACCATGACAGCAGCACAAGCAGACAGCCTTAACATTACTTTTGGTGCAGAAGCAGCAGCAGACGCAACCGTTAAGTTCATGGCGGCTCCTTACAGTTCAGGAACAACCGCACCTGCGGGAACGGCTTTTTCAACATTTACCTGGCCATCAAACCCTGAACACCTAATTCCTGCTTGGAACACAACTGTCAATGCAAATGGAACTCAATACAACTACATTCAAACCGGTGAATTGAATTTTGCTCGTAAGACTGCCCCTATTTTTACAATGGGATCTCAGGCTCCGCACTCGTTGTTTGCTGGCCCACTTGAAGTGACTGGAAAGTTCACAGCAGTGGTAGATTCAAACGCTGACTCATGGTCAGTTCCGTCAACTTTCAACACATCCACAGGCGTCATCACAACTACTGCTGATGCCCTTAACCGTGAACCGCAGACATTAACAATCACTTTGATTGACCCTAATGATGACGTACTTGGATCTCACCAGAGCATTGCATTTACAATGACTAATGTTCAGTACCACGATGTCAAGCGCACTCGCGGAAAAGAATACACAGAAGTTGAAGTTTCTTTTACCGCTAATGCAAACACTACCGATGCGACTACTGGATTCTCACCAATTCAGGCTATAATCGTAAACAACGTAACA